TCCTTGATTGTATTTCGGCTATCTCTGGTTGTGTTTGATCTACCATAAGTTCTCCTTTGTTTATTCTCTTACTATAACATGGGTGCGACATTGTGTCAACTATTACAGATACAAAAAAGCCCTACCGATATTGCTACCGATAGGGCTTATACCTGTTCACTTATCATATACCTATATTCCCATTAGACTTATTAACATACCTAAACACAGCCACATGACAGCTACATAAAAAATGCTTTTCATAATTTCTCCTTTCATAAGCAAATTAAACATAATCTCAGCTTATAGGGTTGTATTAGCTGTGTCAAGTGGGAGAGAATAAAAAAAAGAGAGGGCAATTTTAATTTTGCCCCCTCGCAACCTGTGAAACTGATATTTTTATTTTACCTTGATAAACCTTAGAAATTTGCAACCATTACAGCTACAAAGCCAATCATATTTATAATACATAGGATTATTTATTTTAAATAAATGTTTAATAAATTTAATCATATTTTTAAGCCCTCATTTATAGACTTAATCGCTTCATGTATTTTAGGTGTCATTACATTTTTTATATTGTCATTTGTTAAACTTTTTAAACTACTCTCATTAAAAAGAATTACAGTAGCAACACTTAATAATTGATTAAGTAATTTTTTATCATTCTTTAAATCAATTACTATTTTTTCAAGGCTTGATATTCTTTTCTCAAGTTTATCATTTATTTTAAATTGTAAGTTTTCAACTGACATTTTTTTACCTCTCATTTATTTGTTATTGAACTTTAATAATACCAAATTAAATAAGCTATGTCAATTCTGCATAGGTCAAAGCTAAGCTATGCACTAAGGACATAATAGAATGATTCTAATTAACAACTAAGTGCGTCAATATGTATCATTTTAACAAATGTAAAAATTAAAATTAAATTAAAAGTAAGTTTGATTTAAGGGTGTAATAGTTGTATAAATAGGAATGATTAAATTTAAAAATATAAAAAATTATATTGATTTAATCATATTAATAAAAAGGTAAAACATGGCTAAAGAAAAAACAAAGAATGAAAAAAATGTTGAATTAAGCAACATGAAACTTGAACAAACAACACTTGTGAATGATATTGTCATTGGTACTAGTGAGTTAGGACATAAGAGGATTGTTTTAACTACAATGATTATCAATACAATTAAATCAAATGTTGTTGATTTAAGTTATAAAGATAAAACGACAAATGTTGAATATTTTTTCAATGATATTAAAACTGTCACTAATAGAGATGTTAGAGGCTTTGTTAATGCTTATAAAATATGGTTAGGTGTTGACACATTAAAAGAATGGGAATCTTCAACAGATACAGGCAAAGAAAGAATGAGAGTTTTAAAGGATTCTTTTTGGGTTGCTTTGCCATTAATAAAAGCTGATTGCTTACAAAAAAATAAAAAAGGTGAGCAATTTACAGGAAGTAAAAATAGTGAAGTTTTTATAGAGGGTGACTTTGCTAAAAAATACAGCCCAAACCCAATACATCAAAAAGGTATAGACCAACATAGTATGAGGTTTTCGGATTTAAAAAGGGCTTCTCAAAATTACTATGCTGATAAGTCAACAAACCTAAGTACTAATGAAACTCAGGGTGTTGATAGTTCTTTTATTACTAGTCTTAAAAAAATAACTAGAACTATTAATGCGAGTAAGGGTGAACTTGTTTTGAATAAAGAACAGGCGGGAACTGAGAATAGTATCAAGGCGTTAGCAATAGCCTGTAATCAATGGGTTCAGGAATTTAACATTGTTAGAGATAACAACATGACACCTGAGCAAGTAGCCAAACAAAAAAAGATTGCTTAAATAAAACAAGCTAACAATTAAAACCCTTGTGTGAAAACATGAGGGTTTTTTTTTGCCTGTACTAAAAATAATATTAAGCAATATCAAATTATAACTAGGTTTATTTTTGGGGTGGTTATCAAGGGGGGGTTATAGTTACAAAATTTTATCATGCCTTAGCTTAAAATAAGTGTTACCCAAAATTTACCCCAAAGATAAACCCAAAATATACCCAGTTTAATTTCTAGGGTACACACTAGGGAATATTTTTGGGTGGGTATGCAGGTGACCCCCTAGGGTCTACGACATATACATATACGGTTATGGTAAAATCAAGGAATCCCCTGTAAACCACCCTGGAGCTATATACTGGGGAGTATTATTCTTTGAATCTCGTGGTTAAACACTAGGGTATCCCTAGGGGGTATGGATATTTAAGTATAATATATATATAAAACCCCCCCTGAGTATTGTTAATACTATTATACACTCCTATTACACTTTTGTCAATGCTAATATGTAGTCAAAGTGTCGCACTCCCACAAATAATCTAAAATAGTACTTGACAAAAGTGATATTCGTGTGTATACTAGAATCAGGTACACTTTAAAAGGACACACAAACATTACAGCATGCATTCATGCACAAGAGGTCATCACTAAACTGTACCTACATATTGGGAACACCTAGGATTCCCCTTAAGTTTAACAATTATTAATAATTAAAGGATATAAAAATTATGCCAGCAAAAGGAACAGGTGGAAAACACCTTTTATCCAAGGTAAAGAAAAAGAAAAAAGTATACCCAGAGAGGTCTGGAACAAGATCTGGACCAGGTACTACTAAATCTAAGAAAAAATATTCAGAATCTTCTATGTTTGCAAAAGCTGCAGATAATAGAGATAAAGCTAAATCTGTCGTGGGTAAAGCTCGACCATTTGGTTCTGCTTTCAAATCTGCTAAAGACTCAGGTAAAAAAGCTTTCTTATGGAAAGGTAAATCTTACTCAACTCAAACAAAATCAGAATTAGAGTCAGGTAAATCAGAAGCATCTAAATTTGCAGCTAAAGGCAAAGCTAACAAAATAGATTCTGCAGACAAGGGTGATAGATTTAGTAGAGCTAAAACTAAATTTGGACAATCAAGAACGCTAGCTGAATTCTTTGGAAAACTTAAAAAGAAAAAATAACTTAATAGACACGAAAGCCCTAGATCTCCCATTCAAAGAGATCATGGAATTAATAAATGCAAATAATGGATTCTACTATTCTAAAGACTCAAAAAAAAAGCTTAACCGATACACAGGAAAAGTTTCTAGACGCTTTGTTCGGGGAAGCACAGGGAAGCCCCAGAAGAGCGGGGGAATTAGCAGGTTACTCAGAACATTCATATCCTAAAGTTCTACGTAATTTAAAAGACGAGATTGTTAAACGAGCAGAAAACTATTTAGCTATACATTCTGCAAAAGCAGCAACTAAGATGGTAAACATGTTAGACGAAGATGGAACAACTCCACACGCTAGCATCAGAATGGAAGCAGCAAAACAAATACTAGATAGAATTGGTATTGTAAAGAAAGATCAACTAGATGTTAATATGAATTTAAAACATGGTTTGTTTATATTACCAGCAAAAGAAGAACCACAAGAATCAATTGTCACACCAATTCAAGATTAAACGAAAAGCTAGAACTATCCCCTTTGGATATAAACTAGCAGAAGACACAGATTATATTGAACCAATAGAATCTGAACTACAAGCACTAGAAGAAGCAAAGAAATTTTTAAAAACATGTTCATACCGAGAGGTTGCTATTTGGTTATCAGCGAAAACAAAAAGATACATATCATATGTCGGACTTAGAAAAAGAGTTACCAGAGATTCCACTTCCAAAGCCGAAGAAAAAAGTAAAGACCAAAGCCAAGCAGTCGGCTAAACAAGCGTTAGCCAGAACACGTAAAAAAGTTGCACAGGCAGAACAAACACTACGTTCAGCTAAGACCCATGCAAAAAATGTCAAAGATAAATTGTTAACCATTGACAAAGTATTGGATGGAAAAGAACAGCAACTTATAACCCAAGACGTAATAGACAAAGTTCCAGATAATATAAAGGAACATCTGTCTGATCAGAACGTTATCTTTAAACCTAATCCAGGTCCACAAAGAGATTTTCTAGCAGCATCAGAAAGAGAAGTATTTTACGGGGGTGCAAGAGGTGGTGGCAAATCATATGCCATGTTAATAGATCCTCTACGGTACTGTCATAAAGAACATCATCGTTGTCTGTTACTTCGTAGAACTATGCCAGAGTTAAGAGATTTGATTAATCATTCTCAACGATTATACTCAAGAGCATATCCAGGAGCAAAATGGAGAGAACAAGAAAAAGAGTGGAGATTCCCATCAGGAGCAAAAATAGAGTTTGGTTATGCAGAGAACATGACAGACGTATTACGTTACCAAGGGCAATCATACACATGGATAGGAATAGACGAACTTCCACAATATCCTTCGCCAGATATTTATAATTTTCTAAGATCGTCACTTAGATCAGTTGATCCAAGCATACCAGTTTATATAAGGGCTACAGGTAACCCAGGTAATGTTGGTTCACAGTGGGTTAAAGAGATGTTTGTGGATCCTATAGATCCAAATACAGCTTTTAACATAGAGATTTCTACACCCACAGGAACAAAATACATAACAAGAAGGTTTATACCAGCTAAGTTACAAGATAACCCATACCTTATGCAGACTGATGATTACTATGCAATGCTATCATCACTACCTGAAGTCCAGCGTAAACAATTCTTAGATGGAGATTGGGATGCGTTTTCAAATTCAGCATTTCCAGAATTTAGTAAAGATATACATGTTGTTGAACCTTTTGAAATACCTAAAGGCTGGCAGAGATTTCGTGCTGCTGACTGGGGTTATAGTTCTCCTGCTTGTTGTTTATGGTTTGCTATTGATT